GATTCCCAGGGATTAAGTCCAAGGATGGAAGCTACTTCGGAGCTTCCTATTCCGCTTTTTCGGTATTCAAGCCATTCGGCTCTGTCTTTTGGTCGTATAATTGTATTACTCATAACCGTTTGATTTGTTTTTATATTTTTAGGTTAAGCCCCGGTTTTATCCGGGGACTTATTTTATTGTTCAATGATTGCGATGTCAGGGGCCAACTCTCTGATTTTTTTGAGCTGTAAATCAACTTCATTATCCCGGATATTTTCAAGCGTTTCCTGCGCACCAGGAGAAAGGAGAGTGAAAGCCACATCCCGTCCATTGATCTGGGCGAAAGTCTCAACCTCGATAATTTCAGGCTGTCTTGCTTTGAAAATCGGAATTTTCAGTTTAAATGACTTTGGGAGGTTTGAGTTGACTATCTGAGCAAAGTTATCTTTACGGTCACCGTTTTCCTTCATCGATCGTTCGATCTTATTATCAACTGAGGCCTTGAAATTCATGAGGTCGGTTACTAACTTCATGTTGTCATCCTTAGACTCAAAGAAAGCCCGGTTCATCTTGAAATACATACCAAGTTCTGAAGGAGCCCAATCATTGATCTGTATTGAGGTTTCAGAAAGCTCTTCCTTCTTCTGAAGGATCTCATCCTGCGTGAATCGCTTCATATACGACTTAGTCTCAATTTTATCGCAGTTGTCTTTTAGAAACTGGATCCGCTCTTCAAGCGGGTACTCTTTTCCTAATGCTTTTTCCATGTTTTTATAGTTAAAAAAGGGTTATTTTGATTGTGGTTGTGATGAAGCAGCTGCCACTTTCTTTTTAGCTTCTTCTGCTTTTTTCCGGGCTTCCTCTGCTATCTTTTCTGCATCAGCAACGTTCTTTTTAAATGTCTCCGCGACGGTTGTTGTACCCTCTTTTATTGCGTTTGCAAGTGCTCTTAATTCAAATACCTTTTCCTTATCTATTTCAGAAAGGCTTTTGATTTCCAAATACTCAAAAATCTGCTGCTGCGTTACGCCAATCTTAACATAGTACTCAATCATCTTCTGGCGGGTTGTCTCAAGATCTATGCTCTTGCCAAGGGCAACCTGTTTGATGTTATTGATGACCTTCTTTGTTACCGCTTTCGGAACTACTTTAAGAACTGCATTACGAAACGCAATGGCTGAAGCAGCGTTGCCGGTTACAACCTGCATATCTTCCGAATAGGTATTACCATGCTTATCCGTGATGCGTCTTTTCACTTCAACAGATACGGCAAGATTGGTTTCGAGGTCGTGACAAACACCCTGGCAGGTTACAGTTTTACCATCATTCCCGATGATACGTGTCTGTACACGAAGATTTCCCCATGCTCCGGCTATTATCTCTGCCAGCCTTACGCTTACACCTTCGATAACGGCGTTATCATCTCCACGGCCCCTGCGTAATGCGTAGAAACAATCTTCTGCCGTTTCTGTGTCCATGGTTGCATAGGTTTCAATTTGGTTCAGCACCTTTGGGAGCTCCCGCGGGTACTGTTTGGCAGTAGAGATTTGAATGTCAACCTCGGCCCGGTTTATAGCCTGCAACATATCTGCCTGCCTGATTTCAATTATTCCAGTTTCCATTTTTACTGTGTTTTTATGGTCTTCTTACAGCTTCCGACCTATTGCTTTGCGCTGGCGGCAGGATTCGAACCTGCACATATCGCCTACCATATTCACCGCATCCTCGGCGTCTCCCGACTACGGGCTTATCGTTTTGCGGTTTTAGCGTCTGCCAATTTCGCCACGCCAGTAGATTGTTATTTTAACCTATACCAATGCCTCCTTAAGCGATTCTTTCCTTAAGAACTTATTCACAAAGTAGACCTGACCTTTGCCTGTGATCATGGTAGTGAAGGTTGTCAATTCTTTAGTAGGAGTGGAGACGGTTCTTTCAATGACTTCAAAAAGCCCAAGTTCCATCGACTTCTGCGTTGGACGGTTGTAATATTGCCCCTTTGAACATAAGTATCCATGATCCCGAAGCCATTCAAAGAGTCTATTTTGGCCTATCTCAATTCCTTTTTGTTTGAGAATCTTTGCAAGATCGGCAATGAGTATCGCCTTCTCTGATGCTGTTACCGTGTCGGCAAAAAGAACCTTCGGAGCTTGTTTCTCAATAGTCTCTTCCTGCTCTCTTGTCTTTAATTCGAGCCTTGCCCGTTCTTCTTTCTCCCTCTTGAGAGAGGTTGCAAGCCTGATTATTGTATCCGGATCTGACAAAACCTCTTCAATCTTTTGAGAAGTCAGATAGCCGCCATGCTTTCGGATTGCCGGGAGAACTTCGGAGGTGACCCACTTCTTGAACTCTTTTGCAGTTTCAAGTTTCGACCCGAACACTAATGAGTATACCCCAGATTCGTTAATCACGACCATTTTAGAGCCTTTCATATAAGAGGCCGTCGTTTTTAAGGGGTCTTGAAATTCAACGAGTTGCACAAGCATTTTATCTTCTTCGTCAACATGTGTACGTATCGCCTGGTCTGTTTCTGTATAACCCAATATTGTTGCTACATCGATACCTGCAAAGTAAGGTTCATCACCTATCATTTTTGCTCTTACCATCCCAAACTGTGGACTGTTAAAAATTTGTATTGCTGTTTCCATAATGCTTTTAGGTTTACCTCATTACTTTTTTAGTTGCTAAATAGGTCGTTGCTTTAGATTCTATCTCGGCTTTTGTTGCCACCCTGTTTTGCAGCAGCCAGTCTTCGATCTCTTCCTTTTTAAAGTAGATATTGCGTCCGTTGCGCTTGTAATGCGGTATTTCCTGATTAGAGGTAAGGCGATATATATAGCCCTTCGATAAGCCCGTGAATAACGCCGTCTCATCAAGTGTCAGAACGTTCTTAGCTCCGATAGTGACCATTATCTCAATCTTGTTAAGCCGCTGATTTATTTCCTGCATTTCTTCTATTTCAGTCATCATAATCATCCTCCCAATAATTTTCTGAATCATCTTCAATTTCGCCTTCGCCATTGCAACATGAGCATATCTCCCTGTCACGTTTGCCTTTTGGCAAAGCATTGTATTCTTCTTCGGTTATCTGGTTTCCTTCTTCGTCAAAGTATGCCTCATAGCCTGTTCCTCCGCATTCAGGGCATTTGCTCATTAAAGCTTTAGGAGAGCAGCAGGGGCAGTTTGGAAGCCCGTTACATACAGTGCACATCATTACCTCCTTTCATATTAATAAAGTCTTCCTTATCTGGTAGTTCGGGGAAATAACCTGCCTTGTCAAGGGCACGTCCAGCAAGTATGCAGATTGCAAGAGATAAGAATCCGATAAGCTTAAGAACTAAAAATTTACTCAAAGGAATATTCTCATCAATAGGATCCCCCATCAAATAAATAAATGACAAAATGCCCCATAAACCTATCATATAGAGAGCGATATGTTTCTTTATCTCATCCAATTTTTTCATAGCTTGCCCTCCTCTCTTAATTTTTTTTCTACTCTTCTCTCAATAAACCAAATCGTTGATCTGGAGAAGATGTTATATTTCCTCATTAGATAATCATCGACAGCAGTTGCCATTGTGCCGGGCTGTTGCATTAGCTCTTTCCTTTCCTCGTAGATCTTTAACTCTTTGGCCTCTTTTTCGAGCTGATAAGGGGTCTTCAATACTTTTTCTGTCATAATCCGTTCAGTTTATTTTGATTATTCTGTTTATTTATTTAATTTCGATTTTGCTTTTAAAAAAACAACAAGACAAATATAGAGCAATGTTCGTTATTATGCAAATAAATAATGAACATATTTTATTAAAATAACGAAATATGTTATATATGTCTGTTAAAGAAAGACTTGTGGCGTTTATTAAATTTAAGAACATATCTGTTCGAAAATTCGAGAATACATGTGGTTTGTCATATGGCTATGTGAATAATATGAGAGTATCAATTCAGCCAGACAAAGTGACGAACATTGCTAAGCAATTTCCTGAACTAAATACCGGATGGCTATTAACTGGCGAGGGAGAGATGTTGATTAAAACAAGTGAAGAAAACGGTACACACTTATATATAGTGCCTCTACTGCCGATAGCAGCAAAAGGAGGCAGCCTGAATGATTTTGTTGTATCTGCCAGATTTGATGATTGCGAGAAAACCATTTCGCCTATTAAAGGAGTAGACTTCGCTATGCGTGTTGCTGGTGATAGCATGTCGCCAGAATTTCCTTCTGGTTGTCAGATACTTGTCAAAAAAATAAACGAAAAGGCCTTTATTGAGTGGGGAAAAACATACGTCCTTGATACCTGTAACGGAATAGTAATAAAGGAGATACACAAGGGAGATGTTGAAAATGAGATATTATGTGTTTCAATCAATCCAGATCCAAAATTTAGCTCCTTTGTTGTGAATTTTTCAGATATATACGGTATGTATAAGGTAATTATGTGTATGTTATTAAAATAATTAACCAATTAAATAATACTATGGATTTCAAGGATTCAATCAAACAAATTTCTGAGCGGGTTGAAAAACTGAAAGACAGCCTGCCGACAGAGGAAGCAACAAAAAATGCACTGATATTGCCTTTTATTAGCGCACTTGGATATGACGTATTTAACCCATTAGAGGTATTGCCTGAAATGTCATGCGATATAGGAATAAAAAAAGGAGAAAAGATAGACTATGCTATAATGAAAGACGGAGATCCTATTATGCTGATTGAATGTAAACATTGGCAGCAAGACTTAAATTTATATGATAACCAACTTCTGCGATATTTCAACGTGTCAAAAGCAAAATTTGGCGTTCTGACAAATGGCATTATATATAGGTTTTATACCGACCTTGTTGAATCCAATATAATGGACGAAAAACCGTTTTTGGAGGTTAATATGTTGGACTTGAAAGATACTCAAATTGAAGAATTAAAGAAGTTTCATAAATCATACTTCGATATAGATATTATTTTAAGTTCAGCAAACGAATTAAAATACACGGGTGAATTAAAAGCAATCATAGGAAATGAATTTTCAAATCCATCGCTTGAGTTTGTCAAATACTTCGGTAAGCAAATTTATGATGGACAATTTACTGCAAAAGTCGTTGAACAATTTACATCTCTTGTAAAACGGTCAATCGCATCTTATATTAATGATATGATTTCTGATAGGCTTAAAGCTGCCATTAAAGATGGAGAAAATGAGCAAAAACAAGCCACCGAAACAGAACCAGCACAGGAACCGTCACAACAGGAAATTAAAACTACCGAAGAAGAATTAGAAGGATTTTATATAGTAAAATCAATCCTTCGTAACACAATACCTGCAGAGCGAATTACTTATAGAGATGCTAAAACTTATTTTGCTGTTTTCATAGATGACAACAATCGTAAACCCGTTTGCCGCTTATATCTTAACTCTGAAACAAATAAACATATTGTATTTCTTGATGATAACAAAAAAGAGTTGCCCTCTAAAATTGATTCAATTGACGATATCTATAAACATGCAGAACAACTAATAACAGCAGTAGCTAAATATATATAATGATGGAAAACAAATGTCCTAAATGCGGAAGTTGTAACACTTATGTTGATAAAAAAGGATTTAGTGGTAAAAATGCCGTTGTAGGCACATTAGTAGCTGGGCCTATTGGAGCCGCAGCCGGTACAATCGGTAGCAATAAAGTTAAAATTACCTGTTTGGATTGTGGTTACTCTTATTATGCCGGACAGTATGATAAGAAGAGAATGGAAATCGAAGCAAAGCAGCAACCTATTAAATTTGTTACTGGATTTGCTATATTCTCATTTATTTTTTCTCTATTTTCTCTCTTTATTTGGCTGATTTTTCATAGTACATTTTTTGGCATTCAGAGTGCGATCTGGGGCACGATATTCCTTATTGCCTTAATAATTGCACTTGATAATTCCTCAAATAGCAAGAAACAGCGAGGGAGACATGATTTCAGACATGGGAATATCAAACATACGCAAAGCTCTTTATGCAGGAATGTTACAGGTGTTGGAACTTGAAAAGTACATCCCTTACATGTCAGCGGAAGAGCTACGGCTATATGAACGTGAGATAGCAGGAGAGGGGAAAGCAAATTTCAGTCCCGAGAAAATAGCAAACTGGGAGAAACAATTGCAAGCGCGTACAGAGTCATTAAAGGCAAGATTTGAAGCCGCAAACGCTAAATCTGGAGAATTATGCAAACACCAGAAAGCCAAAAAGTAGTCGCCCGTTTTTTTGAGGCTTTAGATATCCTCAAAACATCAGGCAAGATAAGAGGTAAAAAAACCTTTTGCGATGAGATGGAAGTCAACAGGCGTAATCTCTACCAATTATCGAAAGATTATTCACGTGACATATTTCAATGTGCCTGGTTAGAATATCTGGTAAATAAGCATGGTATATCCGCTGAATGGCTAATAACAGGCAAGGGTGCAATGTTCAAAAAGAAAGCTTTACAATAAGGCGGTTATCAATGTTTTTCGTCTTTAGGCAAAATATCCGGTATCATTGATACTGCTTCCTGTTTTTTCTTGTCAAGAACCTTTGCATAAATTTGCGTTGTCTTCAATTCCTTGTGCCCGAGCAGTTTTGAAACTGTATATATTTCAGCTCCGAGGTCAAGCATCATAACTGCAAACGTATGCCGCCCGGAATGAAACGTAATGTCCTTTGTTATACTGGCTCGCATAGCCCACATTCGAAGTTCTGTTATCATATAGGAACTATACCTGAAACCTGTAAAAACCAAATCATCGTCCTCACCACGTTCTCCAAGATATATTTCCGCCTGTTTACTTATATCAAGGTATTCCTGTCCGCCCGTTTTTTTCTGTTTGAAGATAATCCGAGTGAACTCTCCTTGTTGCTGAACTTCGCTCCATCGCATCTTTTCAATATCACTCTTACGAATACCTGTCAGACAGGAAAACATAAATGCACGCTTTAAAGCCGGGTACTTACATTCAGTTGCCGCCATAGCCTTAACCTCTTCAAATGTCAAGTAAGACCTCTCTGTTTCAGCATCTTTGAAACCTTCAATACCCCGAAGAGGATTGTGTGGTATAATTCTATCTTCAAACGCTTGATTTACACACGCTCTAAGTTTGTTAAAATAGCTTTGCTTAGTGTTTTGGGACAAGGGGGCAAGATCTGTTGCAGTATGAATATGTTTGCGTTTATCTCTTACACGTGCTGTTTTGTCAAGGTAATCCCGAAAGCTCTTTATCCATTCCGGGGTAACATCCTTGAATGTCATCTGAGGGCTGCAAAAATGTTCAAGATGTCTCAAGCACGAATACCAGTTGCCCCAATTTCCCAGGCTCTCTTCGTTCCCGTGCCTGGCTTCGCACATGGCCCTGTAATACTCGAGAAAGTTTGTTTCTGTTTTATAAGCATCATTAAAGCCATATTCCCCATTTTGCAGTTCGACAATTCGTTTTGCTTTCACAGCTTCGGCAAGCTGCATTGTCTGTCGGTTCTTAGCTTTATCAGCTTTGCTATTTTCTGGTATTAGGTACAGTTTGAGAAATTCATACTTTCTTTTCCCATTATGATAGATGTCGAGATATAGGCTTATATTGTCGTTTGCAATAGACTTCTTGCGAATACAGATAGACTCTTTTGTATTCTTCATTTACGACGTGCTTTTTGTTACTGGTTTGTTACTTTTGTTACTCAAATCGTACCGAGTAACAAATTAGTAACAAATATATAATAATTAAAGCACAAACGATGTAAAAATGAACTATAAGAATTTTGATTTGGAATTGGCTTGTAGCCGGCAGGTGATTCGCTTTTGAATACTTTTAAATTGATGTTGTTTGATTATTGTTTTTAGGGCTTCACTTTCCGATACAAAAGTTTCTGAATATATTCCCGAGGATTTCATCGTCGGTAATCTCGCCGGTGATCTCCCCCAGGTAATGCAATACTTCGCGGATGTCCTGGGAGAGGAAGTCGCCGGAAA